GCGGCGGCGAGGCACCTCGCGGCGCAGGGGGTTCCACCCCCGCGGCTACCTGTTAGTGGAACAGAACAAAGCTATCCACAACCGTTTGCTGGTGGAATGAATGGTCCCAATATCATGGGTGGCGACGGACGGCGCCCGCCTGTAACTGGAAGGGAACAAGCTTACCCCCCGCCATTTGGGGGTGGTTTGCCTGGGCCGCGTCCTGGCACAACCTACACGCCGCCCGAGGTTCCTGTTCCGCCTCCCTTTGGACGTTTGCGCGAACAGTTTTCGGATATTGGATCGTCGATTGGTGGTGGACTTGGAAGCCTAATGAACATGCTTCCAAGAGGTTCGAGCGGCGACGGAATGGGCACGGTGGAGACTCCGTATAATGATCTCGGACCGAGTGCTGCGCCCGCTTCTGTAGTGCCGTCAACTTCAGTTGTGGCAGGTGAACAACCTGGAACGTATAATCCGCTGTCGGCTCCTGTGCTTACGCGGTTTCCACAACCGGCCGCTGCCTCGACGCCAAGAGTTTCCGCGCTCACGCCCCAGGCTGCGCAAGTTGGGGCCCCAATGGACATCCGTTCCGACATACAGAAGCAACAAGACGCAGCTTCGCGAGCGGCAAGTGGTCCAAGCAAGGTTAGTCAGTTGGCGAAGGCGCTCTCCGGCGTCAAGGCTCCAGCGGAGCCAGCGTTCCAGAAGATTTCGTCGCCCGCTGCGCCTCGACCTGTTGCGATGCCGCAAGGCAGTCCGATTGCGACGTTGCTCGCGAAGGCGGTTGCAGGCGACCCGATGGCGCTCATGACGTTACGGACAGCGATAGATGGAGGACGTTAAATGTCATTCCTCGACAGCGGATTTGGTGGGCCAGGCGCGCAACCCGCAGCACAGAATGAGCCACAAGCGCCTGACATTGGCGAGCAGTGGAAACAGTTCCTTGGCGACCCGAAAGGGCGTGCGGCGCTGATGCAGTTCGGTGTACAGCTTATGCAGCCAATAGGAATTGGCCAATCGCCTCTCGGTCACGTTGGGCGAGCGCTTGGTGAAGCGAGCGAAGCTGTTAGTCGGCAACAGGCACAGGACCTCGCGGAAGAGGAACAGGCGTCGAAAACGAAGTATCGTGAAACGACCGGCGAGGCGGCAACGGCGCGGGGCGAAGCTGCATTAACGTCGGCCGCTTCGCGAAAGGAGATTGCCGGGGTGCGGCTTGGCGCTCAAGCGGATCGGCTTGGAATGCAGCAGCAGGCGCTCGAACAGCGCGGGCAGCTTGGAATGCTGCAAAGACAGATTCAGGCGCAGGGCGCTTATCAGCGTTACCTCAAGCAGGACACGGATGCAAGACTGCTCGAACCAGGTCGTCCTCCGCCGCTTGAAGCGAAGGACTTTTACCAGAAATACGGCTTTGGTGACTTGCTCGGTGGTGGTACAAGCGTCCCAAGCGGAGTGGAAGGCGGCACGAGTAACACGCCTCCCGTAGACTTTCCGGACGCGAAACGGGCTCCGGATGGAAACTGGTACGTACAGCGGAACGGAAAGTGGAACCGGGTTCAAGAGTAGATGACTTCGCTACAACCAGTCGACTTTGATCCTTTTGCGACGGCGCAATCTCCCGCGCCCGCTGCAAGTCCCATGGAATTGGAGTCGACTGGACCGAAACTTGTTCCCGTAGAAGGTGACCCCTTTGTGGCGGCGCCTTTTAGGCTCACGCCCATTGAAGGTAATCCGTTCGGCACCGCACCGCAAGAGCCGGCGTCCTTTGGGCAAGCCTTTGGTCGAGGAGTGGATCAACTTCAAGGGATGCTCTATGGAGCTGTGGAGGCCGCTGGCGAAGCAACGGGCGCAACGAGTTTGAAGGAGTTTGGCACTGAAGGTCGGGTTCGAAATGTTGCGGAAGCGAAACAGTATCCGCCGAAACAGGAGTTCTTGAAGGCGGAAGGCGTGGGCGATTATGCCCAGTGGGCGAAAGAGACCCTCGCGGAGTTGATACCGTCGGCGGGAACCTCGCTCGTTGGTGGTGTGGCGGGCGGGCTCGTTGGTGGTGTTCCGAGTGCGCTTGTTGGCGCCGCCGTGCCTTCAATGATCCTTGGAACGGGTGAAATTCAGGGGGCAATTAAGGAAAAGGCGCCAGAAGCGCAAGCGCCTGGCTGGGCCTTTGGTGGTGGAGCGGTGATCGGTGCTCTTGACGCCGTTGTTCCGGGAAAGATAGGTTCAAAGCTGGTCGGGCGGTTTGGCGCGGAGGTTGCGAGTGATATCGCGACCCGAACACTAAACAAGGCGGCGCAACGTGGCTTCACTCGTGAAACACTTTCCGTAATGGGAACGGAAGGCTTAACGGAGGCGCTGCAAGAGGCGGTGGAGGAGGTAGCGGCAAGTGGAGCAGTTGACAAGGCACCAGACTGGAAAGGGCTACCTTCACGGATGGTCGAGGCGGGCGCCGCTGGCGTGCTCGGTGGAGCGGTGTTTGGCGGCGGCGCCTCTGTGCTTACAGCGGGGGGTGAGGCGCGGCCAGGAGTTTCCGGTGCGCCCGCGACGAAAGAGGCTATTCAACAGACGTTCGAAGCGGTAACGCCAGAGGCGGAAACGGCGGGGGCTGCGCAGCCGAGCGCAAAGGCGCCCGCTCCTACGTTTTACTCACAGGTGCGAAAGGTCGCCGAAGAGAAACTGCCTAACGTCGTTGACCCGCAGCAGGCGCTTGCAACGCTCCGTAACGCCGAAGGCGTGAAGTCAGAGGAGTTGCAAGAGCTTGGCATTGAGGCGTGGCTTGCAAGGCAAGTCGGTAAGGTTTCGAAAAAGGACATTATTGCGGAGATTGAGACGAATGCGATTGTGGTGCAGGATGTGGTTCACACAGAGAGTCCTCAAATTCGACTGTCTTGGGGGCCCGCTACCCCTGAAACTAGCGGACTAACTCGCGAGCTTTCCACAAGAGAAAATATGCTTGTGACGCCTGAAGCTCCTGGTTGGCGGATAGTTCGAGTTCGTGGCCTGGACTTTGGAAGCGACTCTTTTGACCTCTTGAATCCTCGTGGTGCTATTGCAGGAACGCACCGTACTTTAGAGGCTGCTCAGGGGCAGGCGGCGCGAGAGCTTCGTGGTCCAAGTAACACGCAATATCGCGACTACACGTTGCCGGGAGGGGAGAATTATCGAGAGCACTTACTTATTCTTCCGACTAAGAAAAAGACTGTCGTTGACATAGCTCGTGGTTTTGGTACAAAAGAAGTCTCAAAGCCTGAAAGCACTTATCGCTCGCCCCATTTCGAAGAGCCAAACATCGTCGCCCACTTCCGTTCGACCGATCGTGTGGACGCCGAAGGCAAGCGAGTGTTGTTTGTGGAGGAGATTCAGAGCGATTGGCATCAAGCTGGAAGGAAGTTTGGATATAAACCTCTTGATGCGCCTCTGGCTGTTTCTTACGCGGTGTCCCTCGCTCCCTTTCGTACCTCTTGGGTTGACCTAGCCTTTAAGCGAATTCTTCGCCTAGCGGCGGACGAAGGTTACGACCGTGTTGCTTGGACGCCCGGTTCCGTGCAGGCTGAACGGTATGGGCTTGGGTCGAGTGCGGCAAAAGGCCAAAGTGAGTTCTATGACAAGATGGTTCCAGCGATTGCGGAGAAGTGGGCAAGGAAGCTTGGAACGAAAACGGGCATAACCGTCTTGCCAGACACCTTGGGGGGTATTCGCGAAGGAAAATACCCAGTAAATGCAAAGTTCATTGAAGTAACTCTAGAAGCCGCAACGCGCGTTCAGCGCGGTCTTTCGCTGTTTAGCCAAAAGCTCGGAAAGGGCACCACGCTTGAAAGCGAGTTACAACCTGGAACTGGGGTGGTGAACGGGATTGACTTGGAAGTGGCCGCAGCGCGAGCGGCGCTTACGCTCAACGATCTTACTCGATCAATGGGAATCGAAACGCCGATTGTTGTGAAGTTGGTTAGCTCGTTGCGTGGTTCGCTTGGGTGGTTTCGGCCATGGACGCTCGGTAATAAAGTTGCGCGGTATGAGATCTCACTCGCTGTTGGCGCCCACGCAACGCCAGAGGCGCTCTTTGCAAGCGCGGCGCATGAGTTTGGGCATTTGATTGTTCATGACAAGTTTAGTCGGGCGCCGATCGAAACGCAACTCGCAATTCAAATTGCTTATGAGAAGTACTACAACGAAGTGACGGGCAACCGCACCTTTGCGGACATGATCGCACGGCGCGACAATTTCATTTCAATAACACAGGACTTACGAGCTGTTCGTGGACGTGATCGTCCTATTCTTTCGCTTAGTCCAGAGCAACGACAGTATTGGCTCGGTTTCGATGAGTGGATGGCGGAACAAGTCGCAAGGTGGGCGACAACAAGCGAGAAGCCGCTCAGCGTTGTGGACAAGTTCTTCGTTGAGCTTAGTAAACGGCTTCGGCAGCTTTACGAGGTTTTCGTTTCGCGCTTTGGCCTGCTTGGCGAACCGAACAAGTTTGTTAAGGATTGGCTTGATTCGCTAGTCTATCAGCCAGAGTCAATTTCGTTTAATGTGGTATCACTTGCCGAGGAACGGTCACAGCTTGAAGCGCAACGAGCGATGCGAAGCGGCGGCGCCCCCGATTTTCCCGTCGAAGCGCGAACGGGCGCAACGACAATGCCTCGTGATTTGCTTGACCGTCTGAACCTAGCAGGCGGTACGGAAGCAAAGGCAATGTCGGCGGGCGCAGATCGCTTTAATAAGTTCTACAACATGATGGTTTCGATGGTGCAGCTCGCGGATCGAAACCTGCATATTGCGCCGTTGCAGCGTTATCGTGAACTTTGGCAACTCAAGCAACTTGAGCGCGCAAACATCATGAACGAGTCACTTGAAACGCTCAAGGCGTGGCGAAGACTTGGGCGAGGACCAAGTGACAAGCTCGCCGAGCTGATTGACGATTACATGAACCTCCGTTACCTAACGGAGACGGAACGGGCGGGTGGGGTTTCGCGCCGCCCGACGGAAGCGGAATTCGCTAAGCTGGTTCGCGACAATGGCGTTGGTGACTCTGGTCTTGGGGTGTTTCGGCGAGTTGTAGCAGACTTCGATCGAATACTTGTTCGTTACGAAGAGATTTTGCGACAAGACGCCAGGCGGATTTCGGACCCCGCTTTGCAAGCCGCAAAGCTCGCAAGTATAGCGGAGCAAATTGCACGGTTTAAGCAGCAACCATATTTTCCGTCCATGCGCTTTGGCGACTTTACGCTTACGGTTCGCGACACCGGGGGCAAGGTCATTCACTTTGAAACGTTCGAAAAGCAGCGAACGCGCGGCGCGGCAATGAAGGAAATTCAGGGTCGCCTCAAAGCGGGCGAGACGCTCCAAGTTGGGGTGCTTGCCAAGGATGCCGCGCCGATGATCGGCCTACCTCCTGGTCTCTTGGACGCGATGGCTGAGAAGCTTGCGCTTTCGCCCGCACAGCGTCAGTCGCTTGAGCAGATTCGGTTCGAAATGGCGCCCGCGCAATCGTTCAAGCACAGGTTCCAGCGGAAGAACCGTGTTGAGGGTTATTCGCAAGACTTCATGCGCGCTTACGCAAACTACTTCTTTCATGGGAGTAACTACTTTACGAAAGTGAAGTATATTGACGCGCTGCGCGAGCAGGTTGGAGCGGTTCGCGATTCGGCAAAAACGCTAACGGACTCAACTAAGCGTGGGCAGATTGCAAACTTCCTATCGGATCACCTTGCTTATATGATGGACCCGAAGCCGGACTTCGCCGCACTCCGTTCAATCATGTTCACGTGGGCGCTCGGCTTTAGTCCCGCTGCTGCTGCCTTGAACCTTTCACAGATGCTCATGGGCAGTTATCCATTTCTTGCGAGCAAGTTTGGCGACATTTCGGCCGTTGCGGCGATGACCAAGGCGGGCGCTCGCGTTAGTACGTACTACAAGAAGGCGACACTGGCGGGTATCCCAGAGCGCGACATGCGCGCGGTCAGCGAAGCGGTGAAGGAAGGGATCATTAGCGAGGCACAAGCAGCGGAGCTTGCGGCAATTAGCGAAGGAAACAATCTCGGAAAGGGCTTTGGAGGAACACACTCGGAGAGGATCATTCACAGTTTTCTCGAAAAAGGGGCGTGGATGTTTGAGATGACCGAGCAGATGAATAGGCGGATTACGTTCCGCGCGGCGTGGAGCCTTGCGAGCGCGAAGCCAGGGGCCAAATATGTTCAGGAAATGGTTGCAAAACATGCCTTGCAGTATCAGCGGCTTCGGGACAAGGGCTGGACGGAAGCGGATGCAGCGGCGTTCGTTGCGGCAAAGGACGCCGTTGAGGCAACTCAATTCGTTTACCAGCAATACGCGCAACCTCGCTTTATGCGAGGCCACTTCCGCACAGTCTTTATCTTTAAGAGCTTCTTGCAGAATACGCTCTTTATGCTCTGGAACTATCCAACAGCGGCGGTTCGCTCGCTGCTTATTATGGGCTTTCTTGGAGGTATGATGGGAGTGCCAGGGGCCGAGGACCTTCGTGGGATTCTAAAGGCGATTGCTTGGAAAATTTTCGGAGCGGACTACGACTTGGAGGATGAGGCGCGGAAGCTTGTAATCGATGTTACGAGTGGTAAGGTGAGACCCGATTTAGTCCTTCATGGAATTTCGAGAATCGGTTTCGGGATTCCGGCGGCAATGTCAATGGTTGGAGTTCCGTTGCCTCAAATTGATATGAGCAAGTCGATTGGTCTTGGGCAGATCTCACCCGTTGATTTTGGGCAGCTTGGAGGTCCGGCAGGTACTGCAAATTCTGAGAAGGTGATTGCACAACAGACGCAGCGAGCGAGCGGTGCCGCTTTCGGTGTTCCCTTTGCAATATACAAGGCACTGACGGATGGGCAGCTTGCTTGGAACGACTTTAAGCGATGGCAAAGCGCAATGCCAAGAGAGCTTGGCGCCTTAACCAAGTCCTACCGAGCTTTCAGCGAAGGCCAGGAGCGAAACCGTGCTGGCAACGCCGTGGTTCGCTTTGACGTAAGCGATCCACAACAGATGATGGAAGTGCTTGGAATGGCCGCAGGCTTCAATTCGACTCGTCTTAGTGCACAGTGGGATTTGATCGTTGCGCAGCGCGAAGCGATTCAGTATTGGGACTTGCGTAAACAAGGCCTCATGCGACAGGCGTGGGCGGCTAGGAAGTCAGGTGATAAGGAGTCGTGGGGACAGGTGCTTGGAGCGATTCGAAAGTTTAACACTGACCTTCCAAAAGAGGCTCGCTTAAAGGCGATTACAGCAGACATGCTACGGGGCAGTTTCACCGCCCGCGCCCGCGCTGGAAATGCTCAAGAATCTGGTGTTCCGACTCACAGGAGTGATATTCCGATTGTACAAGAGATTCAGCGTTTGTATCCCGAGGCGCAAGTTGACGTTAGGAGGGTTCGATAATGCCACTTAAAGCCGGAAGCAACAAGGCGACGGTCTCGTCCAATATTCAAGAGTTGATGCACTCGTTTCATGGAAGTGGAAAGATAGGAACGAGTCATTCGATGAGCGATATGGCGGCGAGCAAGCAAGCTACAGCTATCGCTTATTCTAAAGCTAGAAAGGCGCGGGGCGCGAAGCAACTGTTCAAGAAAAAGCGCGGACGTGCCTAGTGTGTTGTTCCAAGCACGACACCGCGCTCACCATTGCGATGTTCGATTTTGAGTAGGCCGCCACGCACAGCGCCAACGATTGCATCGTTGAAGTCTTTTTGGCTCATCAAATTCATCACAAGGGTCCAGAGTTTGTCGGAAGTCAAAAAGCCGTGCGCCTTAACGAAACCGACAACCTCATAAGTGTGGCGCGCTTCGTCGACGATTCCGATGCTTTCAAAAACCTTGAGCATGTGGGGCTCGGAGACGGTGAGAATCTGCTCCGCTTCTTGGAGTTGGGCAACGTGAATTTTCATATCGTTTGTGCGAGCGGCACTTAGCACGATGGCGAGTTTGTGCATCGTAGTCTGCTTGCGTGAAAGATAACCACCGTAGCGATCCGAGGCAAGATGGATAGGTCGAGAGCCGTTCCAATGTTTCTTGTACCATTCGTGGCCCCAGGCGCGGGCGTCGGCGGAGAGTGTGTACGGGCCAGACAAAGTGGCAATGTCCTTTAAGTCGTCTACGAGTTGTGACTTAAGCCGATGGTATTCAGCATCCGGTATCACCTCGTCGGGATAAGGTATAAGGCGGCGCTTGGCGTCCCCATAGACGAAAATGATTCGTGAGGTAAGGCCGCCTCCGATCATATGCTCGGGAAAGTGCGCCTTTAGCCACGACGGGGTCGTACAGCCAATGACGTTTAGCCAAGGGTTCTTAACGTCGATTGCGCCTTGAGTTTTTGTCTTATGGCTCCAGGACGAAAGCTGCCCGTCCCAAAGATCAACTAACACGTCAACGAGCGCGGTGTCATCAATTTTCAAGAAGGTGCCAAGCTCACTTACTGGAATAGTCAGGCAACTCATCGGCACGAACACTTCATTGTTTTCTGAATCTAGCATTTTCATATGTTCGACAGAAGTTGCAAGAGACTCGGCGAGAGCCTGCCAAGTCATCGAAGCAGGGCCAAAGTGAATGTTGGGAATCTCTTCCAAAAGATTCATGCTTGTGCGGATGCTTGTGGACTTTGTGGCGATACCTGGAGGCCCGACTAGAATGATGTAAAAGTTTGGGGTCCATTGAAATTTGCGCATATCGATCCAGACACGGCGACGCAGCGCGCCTGCGAGCGCGCTGACGCCCGACCAAAAGTGAAAGTCGTCGGGACTTTCACTATCGCTCGTAAACGCCATGTAGGCGGTTAGCCAATTTTCGAAGTGCCTTGACATTGTTGCCTAGTAACGTCGCTCCCTAGCGTAAGAGGCGAAGTGCTTGTGCTTTCGACCACTCTTATATTTCGTAATCGCAGCGTAAAGGTTTGAGCCGCAGGCGCCTGCCGTTACTCTGACTTGCGCATGTCCATAGTCGTGGTCGCACCATTGTCCTCCTTCGAAGAGGCCGTGGCGCTTCGCGATAGAGGCGATAACGCTGCGAGAAGGAAGATTGCAGCGACGATCAACGCTGCCCCGAGATAGTTGGCAAACGTCGACAGCTTCTCCGCATGGGTGCAGGCCACCACTCCAACAAGGACCGCGACGAATACCGCCAATAAAGCGAATCGTCGCGCCATTGTTTTCAAGATCATCGAGGTAGGCTTGAAACTTTGCTCTATGCGCGGGCGCGACATGGGCCGTTGCTCCTGTTTTGCGTGAACGGATTATGCTAGAACCGATGGACGGTTCAGGGGCAATGGCGCGTGGCACAACTGCACGTCTCGTGGAACGGTAGTTGCGGGCGGGTCGAGCCCGTTGCGCTTGTTTGGCGTCTTGCGTTGAACATACGCGGTCTTCACAGAATTGTGTTACGGTTGTAGCTAGTCTTGCTTCGAGTTGTGTGGCGGTAACGAAGAGTGCAACAGTTGCTATTGCAAGTTCGTTTCGCATGGTAGGTCCTTTCGTGTTTGTTTCGGGGGTAGTTAAGTGGGCGATGGCATGTGCTGCCACCGCCCACTTTACGCTAAAGTCGTAACCTCCTTTCCTTCTTTAGTTGAATTTGGCTCAAACATTTCCCAAGCATGGCGACTGCTTTGAACGAAGCTGTAGTCTCTTCGAAGCATATAGCTATAGTCTCTGTTATTGGGGTATAATCTGGAAGGTCTTTAATAAGCATCGTATTAAGTCTCTACGGGTTTGCAGTCCCCCCACGACTTGTCGCTTTTCGCAAGGGACCAAGGAATGGTGAGCGGATCAGGATACGGTACTTGGACTGATAAGTACCGCCGAAAGTCGTCGTAGCGCTCGGCGTGGGTGAATGGAACCTGAAAGACAACGGAGTCGTGAACTTGAAGAAGGATTTCAACGAAAGGCATTGCGCGCTTTAAGGCAAGGGCGCCTTTGAAACAGACAAGAGCAACCGTAGATTGGGGTATCCATGCGACCCCTTGGGGAAGGAGAGAGTCGATTCGGTCGAAGTAAATTATTCGATGGCCAAACTGGTTCGTTACGGTTCGACTTGTGCGTATGTCGTGCTCTACACGCTTATGCCACTCAAGGATTCCTGGGCGACGGGCGAGGTAGCGTTCCAGATATTTCGTAGCCTTAGCTATCGACCAACCTATCGCGGGATGGTGTGACATTGAGTATGGACTTGCAACATAGTGAACCGCATGAGTTGCATGTTTGTAGCTTTGACGAAGTTTATAAAACTGGTGACTGTCTTTTGGAAGAGTGTAAATTTGAGTTTCCCCTCCAATTTCTGCGCAGTGGCGAGAGTGCATGTCAACACCATCGCGAAGCCACTGTTTTAGCTCGGCGTCATTTGCCTCCCAGGCAACGACCTGTGCGTCGGCGCCACTTAGGTCTGCTTCGAAGAGCATGTAGCCCTTGTCGGGAATGAACAGTTTGCGAATGTTTGGAAGCTGAACGGTCATCGCGAGTCTTTCTTTCGGCGAAGGACCCAGCCGTGCCCCCAAACGCTTATAAGTTCGAAAGGAAGATTGTAATGTCGAAAGCACTTTCGAATCTTTGAAACCTGCACGTCAAATATTTTGGGGTCAGGTCCTCCGTCCAGAAGATGCCCATAGATATGAGTCCAAAGCGAATCACGCGTCACAGTACAGTTAATTCGTCGAACATATACCTTTAACATCTTATACAAAAGTGGTTCTATGGGAACAATATGCCCATTATACCAGAATGTTCCTTCATCAAAAAACAGTTCAGGAATCGATGTAATGGTTCCCCCACACATCGGACACTTTTCAAACTCCGGTGCTACCGAAGCCGCGGTCTCCTCGCTCGGTTTCTGGCAGGCGTTCGATCTCAGCGAAGTCAACCTTTGCGAAAGGGACGACAAGGGCTTGGGCGATTCGATCTTCGTGTTTGACATAATATGGCTCCAGCCCGCCGTTGAAGAGAGCAACTTTAATCTCACCTGTGTAGTCAGGGTCGACTACGCCGGGCGCATTCGCAACGAAAATTGAACGAGCCGCGAGGCCCGAGCGCGAACAGATTAGAATGAGGTGACCGGCGGGCGGCAACATCGCGAGGCCGGTGCCGATCACCTTGGTTGTGCGAGGGGCAAGCGTCGCCGTCAGCGATCGCCCGGTTTCGTTTAGCAAGAAGGCGGAAAGGTCAAAGGCGGCGCTCTCGCCATAGGCGCGGAGTGGAAGAGCGGCTTCAGAGCGAAGGCGAAGGATGGAAAGAGAGCCGCGGCCGGTCATTGCGTGCGTCCTGCGAGTCGGTTCATATACCATTGTGCCTTTTTCAGATCAATCCGCATCCGGCCTTTGTGAGGGGCACGCGCGAGGTAACGAATGATTTCGCCAACCATATAGGCTTCGACAGGATCGTAGAACTGGATAATGTCCTCGATCACGTCGATGGTTTCGATGCGACCTTGTGTGTAGTGCTTGGGGGAGTTGATCTCTTCTTTATTTCGTGGCATGGGTAGAAGCCTTTCTTTTAAGCTTAGCTCGTTTGCGCCGACGAGCGTTGATCTTTTCTTTGTGTGCGCGATAGTAAGCTAAGCAACGAGCCGCATTCTCGTAGCAGTGCCGTTCGTACCAAAGTTTGTTCCGTTCGAACTGTGATAGAGCCATTAGTCCTCGTTACCTTTGGGAATATTTTGCAAATTTGTTCCTCGACCGAAAGCGTTTTCCGAAGACGACCAGCGAAAAGTTTCCGTTCCAGCCACGTTGAACATGCAGCGCATTCGGCCGTCAGGGTCTAGTGGTGCACGGACGAAGGTCTTATGGAAAACGGACAACGATCGAAAGTCGCCAAGTGCGCTGAACAAGCGAATAAATTCAGGGTGACGATCGCTTAGTGTGCGGATGGCTTCCTTGCCCATCGTGGGCGCGCCCGTTTTTCGGTTTCGTGGAAGGTTAAAGCCGAACTCCTCGGCGAAGAGGTTGCGGGTTTGGATGGCTGAGGTGAACCACGGCGTGCCAGAAGTTGACTCAGAGAGGTGCTGAGGGATGATCGAGTGGAACCAGCGTGCAAGCTCTTCGCTCGCAACGGAAAGGTCCGCGGCGAGCGCTGTGCGGTGGTTCTGGTCAATGCGAATGCCGCGGTTCATCATGTCGAGCGCGAGCCAATTTTTTTGCATTTCTTCGGGCCAGTTCGCTTCCAGGTTCATGGTTTTAATTAAGCCGCGAAGAGTGGTGCCGACCTCGAATTGCCTAATGCAGTCCATTGCGTTGTAGCGCAAGTGACTCTCCAGGTCGCCCTTGAGGTCCCACTCTTTACTGTCTTCCTTCCAGTACCAGTGGTACTTACAGTAGAGCGAGGACAGGTAGTCTAGGGCTTTTGGCGTTCCTGGAAAGAGATAGTGGTGCGCTAGCATGGTGTCGAAGTCCATGCAAGGTCGACAGGCGAGTTGCTGTTGCAAGAATTGCATGTCGTGGAGGTAGTTTTGCCCTTCAACTTGCACGTTTGGGTGCATTAGTACTTGGCGAACAAGCGTTAGCAGGCCAAGCTCTTCGCTTGCAGGCCAATAGCTAATAAGCTCTTTCCCAATAGGCTTAACGAGCGGAATGACAAGAGCATAGTTGGCGGAGTCAGCGAGTCCGATGCAAGTTAGAAGGCGTGGCTCGCTCATAGTGTTTTCAATGTCATTGACTAGGCGGAATCGCTTCCCTTGAACAGCTTCCCAAAGCCAGGTTGCAAGCTTGTCGTGTGCTTGGTCGAAGGTTGGTGGGGCGTGGAAGACTGGCTCAAGGCGCGGTCGCCAGTCGTCGCGGAGAGCCATTGGGACTCGTTCGCGCAAGTCGTGGACAGTTACAGGGCGCTTATACCACTCGCGCATGATCGCAGCCGGATGTATGATAGGGAGCAACTTCGTTTGAGCTAAAGCGCCTGGCGCCGCGTCCGCGTACCACATGCTCCCGCGCCAGCTTTCAATTCCGGACGGAACACGCCTTCCTTCGCTTTCAGCACTTGTGCGTCCTTCTGTGCAGTTAGTGAGCGCCCAAAGGGCGTAGTTGCCCACGGCGATAATGAGCTTAGGTTTAACGGCTTCTAGCTGACGGTAAAGGCGAGCGACCTCGTGCTTTGTGAAGTCAGTTGGGTGAAGGTGACGAGTGGCGGGTTCGAGAGCCTCTTTGGCGGGGTGGAAGTAGTGCCAGGCTTCGTTATTTGGTGGGTGATCGGCGATCACGTTCGTAAAAAGGCAAGCGCCCGGCAGCACTCCTGCTTCGTTGAGCATTCGACGCAGCTCTTGACCAGAGGCGCCAACGAAAGGCTTCTGTTGGGCGGCTTCGGTAAAGCCCCAACACTCTCCTACCAAAACAATATCGGCGTTACGTGGGCCGCTTGTTCCAAAGAAGGCGTCCCGGTTGGCGGTCAAGCAAGGGCCTCCGCTTGTTCTGGTTCGGTGTCGACTGGATCGCGCTCGGCGGCGATAGTTGCCATGTGGAAGGCGCTTTGGTCTAGCTCGATGCCAAGCGCTTTTCGTTTTAGGTGGCGGGCGGCGATGAGCGTGGAACCGGCGCCACAACACGGGTCAAGGACGAAGTCGCCGGGCATCGTGGAACAGTTAATGAGCTGTTCCATTAAGCCAACGGGCTTTTCTGGTCCGTAACGGCGGGTTGCGCGGCTTACGCGCTTTTCACTTAAAATGTCAACAGGTGACTGCAAAAGGCCACGGCCGCCTTTTGTCGCAAAGAAGATCATTTCATAAGTGCGACGAAAACCCTCTCCACCCCAGGGGGCGAGCCCTTCACTTTCCGACTTCTGCCAGATAATGGGAGTCCGGAACGGCTTCCAACCCATTGCCTGACACGCTTGTTTGAAAAAAGAAAACAGATCAACGTCCCCGAACATGAAGAGATTAGCACGAGGTTTGCACACGCGAAAGCCTTCCGTGAGGATTGTTTGAAGGATCGCTTTTGCAACTTCCGGTGTGTCGGCATAGTTGTGGTGCTCCACTGTTCGAGAGCGAAGGCCACCGGAGTCCATATCTTGTCCGTAAGGAGGGTCGGCGATAATCAAGTCAACGAGCCCCGCGTTGAGCGAGGGAAGCACGAGAGTCATGTCGCCATGAATGGCGCGAACCTCGGGGGGCGCCGCAGCGTTCACGCTGTGGCGGCGGCGGATCATTTCCGCCTCGACCTTCGCCTCTTCCTCTTTCATCAGAATGCCAAGAGCTTCGGTGGCGTTTCGAGCTTTCGAGACGCTTGGTCTGTGAAGGTTTTCTGCAAGAATGGCGGCGTTACGGACTTCGCGCCGAAAGCCACTGGTGCTTTCACGGCCACTCAGCGAGGCAAGCTCCTTTGCGGTTCCGGTGTACGTGTGGGCGGGATTCTCGACGACGCGCATCTTGTGAATGTCAGCGATTGCGTGCGCCTTTTCTTGCCAGGTTGGGTCGAGGCGGATTATGTTTTCGTGGAGTTCTGCTTCACGGAGATCGGCAGGTGATAGGATGTCTGCAAGGGAGGTAGTCGGGGATTGCGAAGCAGGAACCGGAACGCCATTGTATGTAAAAGTTGCCGCTCGGTTGTGAAGGCGGCGAATTGCCTCAAGTCGGTGTGCGCCAGCAACGAGGAACGGAGCCTGCGTAACAGGGTCAGTTGCGATGACGGGGGCATGGAGCAAACCTTTCGTTAGGATGGAGTCTTCAAGCGAGGCGACATGCGATAGGTCGAGGGCGCGCTGGCGGTTGCGGATTTCAATTTTGGAGATGTCGAGGAAGGTCACAGGCGGGCTCCAAGCTAGTTTGTCTCGTTAAGGCGAGGGTGGGCGAGAGGCCCACCCTCAGGGTGAGGCGCAAAGCGCTTAATCGGTTACGAGATTTTCGCCACGCGCGTTACGTCGGCATATTTCTTGGAAGGGTCCTTTTTGTCGCTAGTGTGAGTGACCCTTCCAATGAATGGGCCGGCGCCGAGCAGCGATTGCGGGGTCCAGCCCGGCTTGTTCTGGCCAAGCGCGTCACGAAGCTGGCCGAGCTTAACGTTCAGGTTCGGACCAACGGCGATGCCGCCTGCTTCGTTGAGGTCGAGGTTTAGGCGCAACCGAACGTTCACCTTGTCGCGGCCGAGGCGCTTCTTAACGTTCTCGTCCATGACGATGCAGTCGAGGGTCCAGTCGGTGAAGTCGTACGGTTCACCGCTCGCTTGCGAGGTGCCGACGTGGCGCTTGATGCCGACGAAGGTCTTGTTGTCATCAGTCGTCACTTGCAGTTGTCTCGGGTCGCTGTCGAGCATCATTTGGAACTCGCCCTCGGGACACACCTCGTAGGTGGTGGAGAGTGGGTCGACGGGGGCGTTGAAGGCATTAGGATCAAACATCTTTGGTTCTCCAGTTTTACGGTTGGGCGGTTGCAACAGGTTCCGGTTGCGCGGCTTTCAGCCTCTTGCGGAAGTTTTCTACAATCGGCGTGAAATCGGGGATGAGAGTGTCGCTGAACGGCAGGTCGCCATTTTTTGTGTCGGTGTTGCTGGCGGCAGTGCTCCATTCGAATCTTTCGCTGGTGCGCTTAGCAAGCACAACTTGCGTGAACAGTGGGGGGATTTTTGGCGCGAGCTTCGCGCCGAGGGTGCTCACCGTTACGCCGCTCATGCCAGTTAGTTCGTTTGTTTCGCGCTCAACGTGGGCGATACAGACGAAGAAGCACTTGCAGTCGCTCGCCAATTTGTTAATGAGGTTAAGAATGTTGGATTGCATAATCCCCCACTCGCCCGGAGCCGGATTAGGCTTAAGACCAACCGTGAGGTTACGGGACATGGTATTGATACCAGTGAGTCCGTCAATAACAAATGCACAATCACTTGCCCATTCGGTTGCGTCTCCAAGTAGAAGTCCGGTACGGTCGGACGTGAACTTGGCGATGCCGTCGAGCATTTCGATCCATTGTTTTCCATCGGGTTTGGCGATCCCACTTCGCATGTCGGCGATGTCTTTAATGGTCATGGAATTGACCATCGTGGCACTTGTGCGTAGGCTGTCCCAGGAGGGAACACTTGGCGAAACGAAGTGCCAGTCGAAATTCGCGGCACTGATGCTGCGCTTTTCGCACTCCGCGAGCACACGGTTAGGGGCGGACGGTTCAGTGGCAAGCATCCGTAGCTTAAGGCCGGAGGTGAGAAGCGTAACGAGACTAGTCGTTTTGCCCGTTCCGGCGGGACCGATTAGGAGAGTGCTTGGTGGGTTTAGGAGTATCATGCGAGGCTTTCTAAAGTTGACGGGGGCAAGGAAGGACGCCGAACGGGGGCGTTGTTGCAAGCGTAGTGATCGAGGTGGTCTAAAGGCATTAAAGGAACAAGTATTTCTAAGGTGGCATGAAACGGACGTTTACCGTTTTCGCCGTAGTCGATAAAGCTATCGACCCCAAGCTCCCTTAACGCAAGGGAGTAGTATGGATACGCGCGGTGCCCACTGGTTGGGATGATCCACCAAAGCTCTTCGCCGACTTGCATTTGCTCGGCAACGTCGAAGGCGGGTTCGCCGCGGACCTTGTGGGCAATTATATAAGGTTCTCCCATTTTGTCTAGTCCTTTTCAAGGAGCAACGTTAGCTCGTCACCAATTTCAAGTGGCGGTTTTTCGTCCCCGTAGTGAATGGCAAGGCCGCCAAGAGAAAGGTCAACGTGAATGAACCAACCTTGATCCACTTCCTCAGTTGCAATTTGGCCGAGCGCATCTTTTCGGCCATAGATTGTGCGGCTGTGTCGGCGCACGTCAAGCACGCGCGTCTTTCCACGCATTCGAAAGGTGGTCATGATGCAGTCTCGTCGATCGGGTTTTTGTGAAGTGGGTTCCAGCGCCGCACGACAAAATTCGAGTACCAGCGACTCGGATCGGGCGAAGCACAAAGGTCGCGAAACGAGCAACCCCCGTAGCTTGTGCAACTGTCGGCAAGGTTGAAGTCCCAGTATTGTTCGTCCCAGGCTTGTCGTATTCGCCAGAGATCGCGTCGAAGCTGTTCATGCCAACGGGCAATGGACGAAGCCGAGTATTGTTTAATTGCCTCGGCGGGCGTGAGCTTGGTCTTAAGGATGCCAATTCCTCGCACGGCGACGTGGTCTACTTGAAGGCCAGACTGCTGACAGGCCCAACAATATCCCATGAATTGTGAGCGAAGGTCCCATTGCTCACTCCAAGTGCTGCCGATGGACTTGGTGGTTTTCTCGTCCACAATAATTAGGCGGCCAGACCAGGTTCCGAGCATGTCGAAACGGCCGGAGTAAATAAAAGGTTGGCCCGAGGGGTGTTCTGGGAACCCTTCACTATAAGTTTTTCCTGGATTTGGTTCAAGCGGAATACCAAATGTGAACTCAAACCCATCCTTCCCTCGTTCAGCTTGTGGTTGAATGTGATCGGTTGCAGGCGGATACCACGAAAGGAAGTAAGTCTCCAAAGCTTCCCAAACGCGCTCTCGCGTCTTAGGGGTGTCCGTCATGGGTTCAAAGTCGCCCCAGGCTGTAAGGTAAGCTGCAAAGCCCTTTTTGAGGGCGTCGTTCACGCTTAAGTGTTCAATGTAGAAGGCTTTACGGATGGTTTCGATTCCAGTTGCGAAGCAGGCGCCGGCGTGGAGGTCGACGGAAACACGTGTCGGTCGAAGGCCAAGGCAGAATTCATTAAAGAACTTTTGAGGGCATGAACGGAAGCAAGATATCATTGTGCTGTCGATATGGAGTGGGAACTCAGGTGAGGTCATTTTTTGCTCCTACTGGTGAGGGAAGAACAACATAAGCGCGCGCCTCGGTAGGGTCGCGCTCGAAGTACACGCATAGAATTTGACCATCGTCGAGCGTCGTAGCCTGAACGGCGTGATCTTGGAACTGTGGAAGGCGAGTTGTGCTTACGCCACGACGGACTAATGTTGAAGAGGTCTCGTTGTAAGGTTGCCAGCTTTGTACGCTTGTAGGTTTAGGTTCTTTCTTCAAAACTTTTCTTTGAGGAAAGACCCGAAGAATTTCTTGACATTGTTTGTCTCGGGCGGCGGCGGAGGCGGAGGCGGAAGCGGCGGAGGAGGCGGGGT